CAGGCAGGTTGACCTGGCGGTTGGCAGGGTTGTAGGTCATGTCCAACGTTTTGACACGAAACAGGCCGTTCATTGGGGATGACAGGTCTGACAGTTCGTCGTTGATTGCTTCAATAATGTTGCTACGAGGAAACCGTGGGTTGGCTGTAATGATGCTGTTTACTGCTTGTGCCGAGGCGACAGTACCGTTGAAGGCTCGTTCTACTGTCAGGGTTTTGGTGGATTCTACGGTTGCCCAAACATACATTTGTTCTGAACCAATCTCGATGACGGTTCCTGAACGTATCCCACCCAACTCGTAGGTCAACACGACGCTTGTAGCTGTGGCTGTTAAAGCTGAGGCTAGTTTGTTGCGTTCCTCTACCACTCCTGATAGGAGTTGGCGTTGGGTTCGGTTGATGATTTGGGCGACTGTAGACATTTATTTCTTTCGAGCGGCTCTCATGTTGTCTATGAGGTTTGGGTATGGCCTGCCTGCTGCTTTAGCCATTGCTTTGGCAGAAGATTTGGCTTTGGGTGAAAGTTTTTTGGACACCTTTTTGGGGTTTGGTTTGTCCCAAACTTTCTTTTTAGCGGCCATTACTTTTTCTTGGCAGCTTTTTTCATTGGCATACCAGTTTTTTTAGCCATCTTTTTTGCGGCTGCTTTACCGGCAGCTGTGTATGGGAACTCTTTTTTTCCGACCATTGGCATGTTGTTCTCCTTTGTAGGGTGTGCTTGCATATTAGCACGGGAACATTATCTCAATATCTTCCACGTACTTACGGTGGATTTGGGGGACAAGTTCCTGTATCAAAACGTTCTGTTGGCGTTGCGCGGTGTGCGGGCCGATGTGCTGTAGATATAGCAGCTTGTCGATGTGAACACTTTTGGTCCATAGGGCAGACCGTACTATCAGGTCGTAGTCGTCTGCGACACGGAGGGTGGCATCGTGTCCACCTAGTTTGCGGTATGTTTCTCTGCGCCAGGCTCGGACGTGGTTGGGGACGGACACGATATGGCTGAGGGTGGTGCGGTTTAAGGGTGGGGCTACCATTTCCCACACGTTGTATTCGGTGTTCCAGCGTTCCGACCCGTAGCCGAACGCCCAGCCTTCAGGGTATTTACCGCTAGTACCGTCAGAGAATACTTCTGCACAGTTGGAGTACACGAATCCGACACCGTAGTCAATGAACGCTACATCTACCTCAGCGAGGGCATTGGGGGTGAGTTCGTCGTCGTGGTCTAGTTCAACCAGTATTTCGCCTAAACCTAGGGAGAACGCCATGTGTTTTGCGTAGCCGATGTTTCCGCCTGATGGTACGTGTGGGCGGAATACCCGTATCTTGTACCGTTCATCGGAGCAGAACCCGTATATCTGATTGTATGTGTCTAGGTTGGGGGAGTCGTCGTAGATGACCCATTCCCAATCGGTGTAGGTTTGTGCTTTGAGTGATGCCCATGTGCGGGCTAGTACTTCGGGTGGCGTGTTGTATGTGCAGGTGATAACTGAAATAGTCATAGTGCTAAACGTCGTTTCCATTCAACAATAAAAGATGCACCTTTGCTCCGATTACAAGCCCCACAAGCAGGTACCAAATTCCCGATTGAGTGCCTGCCACCTTTGGCAAAAGGTACAACGTGGTCAATTTGACTGCTTGGTACACCGCAATAAAAACACGGTTTTGATAGAAGGGTTCTTATCTCCTTGGCGGAAACATATTTTTTGTCAACGCCCTCAACTAACCGACGTTTGTATTTTTGTTCCCTAACCAAGTGTGGATTTTTTGCCCGCCAAAGGTTTGTTCTCTCCCGCTGCAAAGAACGATGTGTTTCCCTGTACCGTTTCTGCGAGGCAGCAAATGCTAATTTGTTTTCTGATTTATATTTTGCATCGGCAATTCTTGCCCCTTCGGGGTCTGCTAAACGGATTTGGTTAACAGCAGAACGTGCGCATGGCTTACAGAAGTATTGCAACCCATCTGGTCTATCAATTCTTTTACCAAATTCTGAAACATCTTTTTCAATGGTACATTTTGAACATTTTTTTGTGATGACACTAATCAACTAAGCAGCCTCATATGTAAATGTTCCTGACAAAACGTCATTAACCGCCCATGTCATTGGTCCAGTTGCAAATATTTCTTGGTATCGGTTGCCACCTCCGCCAACTATGTAACCAAAAGCAACTGTCGTTGAACTTTCCATGCGCACCCATGACATGTAGTTAAGTCCTGCCGAAAAGTCGTAACTGCTAGCCGTGCCAATGAGATGTGCGCCTAGTGCGTATGCAGTGGTGGTTGCTGTTACTGGTAGCGACATACTAATAGCACCGCCACTACCAATTACCGTTGTGCTACCGCAAGTTAATTTAAAAACTACGTTAATGTTTTTGTTTATTTGCGAATAACGTGCAACAAGGACACCGTTTCCTACCGTAATGTTTACAAATGTTGGTGTGTAAGTTTGCCAAGCCCCAATTTCAGTAGTTTGCGGTGTGGACAAATACAACCAAGCAGAACCATTCCACACCAACGACTTGTCCGTATCAGTCTCATAGATTTGTTGCCCCTCGTATGGGGCTGTGGGGCGTGTGCTAGAAGTGCAAACACCTGGTCGAAAACCTGTAGACAAAGAGTTAATAGCCATTATCCTGCAATCTCCATAACCGTAATAGACGAAGAACCAGAAACTATGGCAGTGTCTCCACGCCTATTGACATACAATGTTCCACCACTTGTTTTTGCCTGTATTTTGTATGTTACGGAACTTGTGGTAGATGGAGAATCAAGGTGCGAAAAGGAAACCATTTTGAAATCTTGGTCTGTCCCTATATGTGAAGTACCAACGGTTGAGGAATACTGTGCTGCTGAAGGTTGCGCAAGGTCTGTTGAATTTCTTACAAGGTTAAACGAGTCATGGTTAGCACCTGCGTTGCCGTTGGAAATATGAAAATTAACAAGAATTTTGCTTGACGTTGATTTAGGGGTAATGCTTACACTTAACCCTGTTACATCTGTAAAAGTTGCACCAGTCATTGAAAAAGTATCTACCTTGGTTGTGCTAACAACTTGCAATACAGTTCCGTTAGTTGGGGTGGATGCACCCATAATGCGCCAAGCCGTGCCATTCCAAATAGCGAGTACGTCGGTGTCGGTTTCGTAAATCATCTGACCCTCAAAAGGAGCAGTTGGTCTAGTGCTTGATGTGCAAACCCCAGGCTGAATCAACCTCGATGGCGGAATAGTGTTACTGATTCCCATTAGGGTTCCATTCTTCTGCGGTGTTACCTTCAGCAACCCACGCAAGATACGCAACCGTGTTTGGGTTGTCGTCCGTTAACGGGAATGAACGCACACCACCATCTTCTAGCGGCTGCATAATGTGACGTTCAGTGTTACCGCTGTAGTCGGTTATATCAATATAGTAAAACATCACAACTCCGCACTAAAACCTATATAAGCGGTTGCCCCACCACGCCCCATAAGTATGTGTCCAACACCATTATTGATATTAGTCCCACCAGTCCCTACTACAAACGCCCCATTGGGGTGAGTGTTGGTTGCGCTAAAAGTTACTGAACTGAAAGCAGTTGAGTCGAAAGACAGGTTGTCGGTACAGCCAACACCAGAAAATTCTATTGTTGAAGGTGTGGCTCTCATTGTCGTTGGGAAATTTAGTACACCTTGCCAACTTGTGTTGCTGTAACTACCGCCTGTTGACGAGAAACGTGAATACCCTCCCGAAACACCGTAATAACGGAAATAGTACCGTTGGCATAAGGCTAGTTCTACACCGATAGGTCGTTGCTCAAACGGGGTCGGCTGCAAGTTTGCTTCCAACTGCACACCCGTAATCTGCCAGTAGTTGCTTGTTGAAGAAGCCACATTTGTCTGCCCAACCGCCCTGTTGGCGGTTGTTGGTGTCGCCCATGTTGTTGCGAGTGTTCCTGAAGTAAAGTTGCTACCTGCACCAATCCACCAAATAACAGCCAAAGAACTATTGCTGTCATTATCAAATTGACCCGTTGAATCGGCAGGAAATGTAATAAACTTTTGTTCCCAAACACCACTTGCAAGAACCGTGTATGAAGCACTCACGTTTCTACTGTTGTCTTGGTCCTCAAGTTCACAAATAAAAGTTCCAGTTTGAAACGACTTTACCCAAAAAGACAACACAAAAGTTTTAGCAGAACTTGTGCCTTTACGAAAAACTTGGATATTTTGTCCTTCAAGTTTTTGTCGTATTTGCATTTCGTTTCCCGCAGCAGGAGAAGCATACGCCGATGTGCAAGCCATTTTTAACGAATTGCGCAAACCCGAACCAGTGGGTGCATCTGCAATACACGTTTGCGACCATGTGCCAAATGTGGTCATGTTCAAATCCCAACGGTCAGCAGTTTTGCAACCACCTGTGGTTATGCCAGTGACGGCTGTGCCAACAGCAGAACGTTGGCTGACCTGCATGTCCCCGTTAATCAGAACGTTGCGGAAACCCAACCCAGCAGGCAGTAAAGCCGACGAACCAAGCGACGAAGAAATACCCATCAGACTTCTTTAATCCAACCCGTAACAATAATGTTCACAGCACTAGCGGCATCAGCGTAACCCCACAAGCGTTCCGTAGCCACCAACACCAACGCCGTATCCAACACCACCGTATCGTACGCTGCGATAGGCAACGCAGAAAGAAACCTCGACGTAGCACCACCGGTAGCTGCCCCACCGATACCCAAATAAACTAAACGGTCAGTACCCGAAGTGTTCGTCAAAATAACCTGTTTAATAATGTGTTCACGGCTAGTCGCAACCGCAGCAGCACCCAAACCTGCATCAGTAGCAGTCAACTGTGACGGGCCTATAAGCCGTGTTTCTTTTCTGTCGCCTGTAGCCACTTAAACTCCTACGTCCATCGTGATTATTGCTGTGAACTTGTTGTCGTTCATTGGGTCTGTACTAGCGGTAGTGTTCACCCACTGGCTAGATGTCCCATCATAGACCAACGCCTGTCCTGTTACGGGAGAAGTAATAGTCACATCGGTAGCACCATCTAAAGTAGTGAACCCTTGAGGACCTTGCGCACCTTGCGGTCCCTGTGGACCTTGAGAACCAGTAGCGCCTTGAGGACCCTGAGAACCAACATCACCTTGCGCACCTTGTGGACCTTGC